CGAAGGGGACGATGGATGAGTATTGTGTGGCAGTATCGGTTCTGAATCGTGTTCGCTCTCCACACTTCCCTAATACGGTTGCTAGTGTTGTGTATTCCCCTGGACAATATGAGGGTTTCAGCAAATGGCGACCAGTTGCTAATCCTGACCTTGTAAATAGACTTAAGTCCTTAGAAGGTCGCAAGAATCTTCTAAAGGCATACAGCATCATCGGGGATCGAACTGACTTCAAAGGTCAGAGTCAACTTAAATACAGGGTTGCATCTGAAGACCCGATGTGTCATACTAAAGGAAACTTCTACCACCACTTCTGGCAGACATGATTACCACTCTCACAGACGCTCTCAGAGGCATTCTAGGTCTCAATAAACCTATCGATGAAGAGAAAGTTGAATGTGCTATTGATGAGACCATCGTAGAGTGTGCTGAAATGGATGCTCCTGCATATACAGGTGTTCCTGCTCCTGTATATTTGGAAAATGATGAGTGGTTTGGAACTGCAGTTGTCTCTGAGAAGAGTCAAGACTACATGGTTCAGGAGACTGAGATCAAACAGCAGGAGTCTGAGAATCGTCAGTATTGGACTAATGAACCTGAGGATATTCACCAGGTAATGTATGAGATGGCAACCAAGAGTGGTGCCACGACTGTTCAACTTGATCCTATTGGTGGATCAGAAAACTTCCAAGGAGGATCAGAGAACTTCCATGAACGATGATTGGCGCTATAGTGACTATAAGTTAAAACTTCGTCAGCAAGCACTCACCATTCTTCTTGCAAAGTATGGTAGTGAACTAGACAGCACTAGAAAATCTAAGTATACTAATCAATCTATATACGAATGTGCCCATGATTGGGTTTCTCAAGGTAATGTAAATTGTAATGGCATTACCGCATATTACGAGGCTTACTATGCAAAAAGTAATTAACGTATTAGCAGTCCTATCATTTGTAGGAACTGCTGGTATCATCGGCGGAGGAACAGTTGTTTATTTACGCCGAGATGCTATCGTAGAGCAAGTAAAGGAGAACGTTGCTAAGGCAGCAACAGCGGCGATTGCAGACGCACTTCCTGGTATGTTAGATGCTGCTATGCCTGAACTTCCTACTACAACTGGTCCTGCTATTCCTTCTTTCTGATATGAAAAAATTTATCATAGGTTTGCTGGCAGCAGCAAGCATGTCTGCACCAGCACTTGCTGAACCGACCAAGGGTTACTATTCCATGGATGCCATGGGGTGCATGTTAGTTAGAGAGTGTACCGATGGAGTCAAAGAGGTCTTTAGTCTTTTGGATATTTCTAGTGAGTATCCCAATACTGATGATTTTTATTCTATTTCTAGTGAATTCAACAGTATGCTTATCGCCCTTAGGCAGGTCGGAGTTAACGTGTTTCTAGCAGAGGAGAAGTATTTCCCTGTTGGTCACCGTGGTGTGTACCATACTGTAGGTAATAACTTCTTCCTGAACAAAACGTTTATGAAGCGTCCTCATGTATTGATGAGTGTTATGCGTCACGAAGGTTGGCACGCTGCTCAGGACTGTATGGCAGGAACGATCGAGAATAATATGATTGCCATCATTCATAATGAGGAAGACGTGCCTGAGATGTGGGCAGAGATGGCACGTAGGTCATATAAAGATATGCCTCATGCTATTCCCTGGGAGAAAGAAGCAACCTGGGCAGGTAAGACTGAAGGTATGACGATGAAAGCACTACAGTCTTGTGCTGCTGGAACTATGTGGACTGACTACGAACCAACTCCTATGACGGGTGAATGGTTGCGAGAGAATGGATACATCAAATAAACCTGACAATCCAACCATGCCATTAGTCCTTGGATTAGTGGCATGTTTTCTTTTTGCTATCGCTATTATTGTGGCAGGATACTTTCACGGTAATATGCATTTAGAGACTGTTTTGAAAAACGCTATTGCTAAATAAAGTTGCCTTGCTACTCTACTGATGGCAGACACGAAGCCCAAAGTAGAGAAGGAAGACCATAATGAAGATAGAAGTGAAGTCCTTGGTAATCTGGTGAAAGTCGTAGTACTTATTTGGTCTGCCTCTCTCCTCACATTCTCTTACGTTAGACTTCCAAACGGAAACAAAATCTTAGATTTTGATCCTACCTTCATTGCATCGGTGTTCTCTGGCTCTTTAGCTGCCTTTGGCCTCAGTCCTGCTAAGTCGGGTGGTGCTGGACCAGCAAAGAAAAAGAAAGAAGAAGAACCCCCTGTTGCACCTGCTATTGAACCTAAGAGGTAATCATGTCACGTATCAAATGGGCTGCTATTAGTGTTGGTGGTGTTGTTGCTGTTGCACATATCGGTGTCTTAGGACATCTACTGAGAAGACCACCTGAACCGAAAGTTGCTGAGGTTCCCACTATTAACATCCCATCTGGTCCGTATACTTCGTATAAAATTACTGCAGGAAAAGAAGGATATACGATTGAATATAAAGCAAATGATCCTGCCATTCTTGAGTCTCAAAGATCTTTGGATCTTGATAAGGAAAAGAAAGGACTCTTTGGTGGAGGAACTGAGCAAAGGAAAGAGTGGAGACGTGATCAATATACCGCAGAAGGTATGAGGAACATGGGAGGTGCCGCAACGCTGGACGGCGAGGGAAAGTCTGCAAAAGAAGTAGAGTGCATCGTGGCGGACGCTGGAGCACGGTCACAAGGTGCGATGGCAGGTAGTGCTGTTGCCACGGGTGTTCTTGTCCCGGCAGTTGTAAACATCCCATATATCGGATGGTTAGCAGCAGGTTGGGCAGCATTACTTGGTCAAAATATTGGATCTGAAGCAGGATCTCAGGTCAATTCTATGATTAGTGATTGCTGACATTTCGGTTTACACAATAAGCAGAATTAACTAGATAGTGTAGTTGCACGAACAAGTATGAAGTTCTTTTTTGCACTTCTCGCTACATTATTTCTTGCTGCTCCAGCATGGGCAGTAGACGTACAAATGGGATCAAATGGTAATCTAGTTTTTGACCCAGAAGAAGTAACTATATCTGCAGGTGAATCAGTTCACTTTGTTAATAACATGCTTCCCCCACATAATGTGATTGTGGAGGATCGTCCTGACTTAGGTCATGAAGCCCTGGCAATGTTACCAGGTGAAGAGTTTGATGTTGCATTCCCTGAAGCAGGTGACTACACTTACTGGTGTGGTCCTCATAAAGGAGCAGGCATGATTGGAACAGTACATGTAGAATGATGAAAAAATTCAATGAGGTTACACTAAACATTACTGTAGCGATCATTGATTTCTTATATCAAGGCAGAGATTATCAAAGATTCTGGGTGCTTGAGGAGATTGCCAGAGCACCCTACTTTGCTTTTCTCAGCGTGTTGCATTTAAGAGAATCCATGGGGCTACGTGGTCCAGAACACATTTATCTAATGGAGGAACATTTTGCTCAAACTCTTAACGAGACAGAACATCTGGAATACATGGAAAGTAGGGGTGGCAATTCTTATTGGGTGGATCGCTTTTTCGCCCGACACCTGGTACTTATCTACTATTGGGTCAACGTGGTTTATTATTGGGTGGCTCCTCGCGCTGCTTACCATCTCTCCTACGAAGTAGAGATTCATGCAGCAGAGACATATGCCAAGTATCTTGCTTTGAATGGTTCTGATGATAAGATCCTTGAGATCTTGAATGATGAACTAGAGCATTCAAGAGAACTACATAAAGCAATTGAGATTATCAAATGAGCACTTTGTTTGCATTTGCATTTATTTTGTTGCTAGTTTCTGGGATGCACCTATCATGGCCAGGTAGATACCGAGGTTAACATGGATGACAAAGAAAAGGAGAAACAAAAAAGAATAAAAGAAGTAGCAAGGCATCTTCATCCACATGATGATGAACCTGATCCTACTGCTTACATGGGGAACTACAATTTTCCTCAAATGCTTTTTGCTTTTTGCCTTGGTTTTTGTACCATGTTTGTATTATCAGTAAATGAAATCAACAACTTCAAGGGATGTCCACTCCCAGAATATTTCCAAAGAGAGGTAAAAGGATGAAGGTAGGAATAATTGGTCTTGGTCGCATGGGCGAAGGAATGTCTCGCCGCATGATGAAAGCAGGTATTGAAGTCTGGGGTTACAGAAGAAACTATGCAAAAGCTCAAGAAGCGTATGAAGCAGGTTATGTTAGTGGAGTTGCCGCTACTCTGGAAAGCCTTGTTCAAGTAGTTCATAATCAGGAGGGTATGGTTGGTAGAGCACCAGGTATCTTCCAACTTGTCATTCCAGCAGAATTAGTAGAGGACACCCTTAATGAGTTACTACCATTACTTGGCGACGGGGATATTATTATTGATCATGGCAATAGCAACTTTAAGGATTCTCGCAGGAGAGCAGAAAGGTTGGCTAAGTTGGGCATCCAATATCTTGACTGTGGTACTAGTGGTGGAGTTTACGGTCTGGAGCGTGGATACTGTCTTATGGTTGGTGGTGCAGATAGCGCAGTATCTGTCTGTGCCCCCATTTTCCGCGCACTCGCACCTGGCATTACCGCTGCACCCCGCACAGACAAATTTACTCGCGCAACTAGTGCCGAGTATGGGTGGTTACACTGTGGTGGACCTGGTGCAGGGCACTTTGTAAAGATGGTCCATAACGGAGTTGAGTATGGCATCATGCAAGCGTATGCCGAAGGGTTTAATATTCTCCATCATGGTAATCTTGGTTCCCAATATGTTAAGGAAGGGGATGCTGAGGTTGCTCCGATGGAGAATCCAGAAGATTATCAATATGATATTGACTGTGCTGAAGTGGCTGAGCTTTGGCGTCGTGGTTCTGTTGTTGGCAGCTGGTTACTTGACCTTACCGCTGATGTATTCCGCAGTGATCATGAACTTAGCAAATTCGATGGAGGAGTATCAGACTCTGGTGAAGGTCGTTGGACACTTCACGCTGCTGTGGATCTTGGTGTACCCACACCTGTTATATCTGCCGCACTATTTGAACGATTCAACTCAAGGAGATTAGGAGAATTCGGAAACAAAATTCTAAACGGGATGAGGTACATGTTCGGAGGTCATCATGTTCGGTGAATTCCTTCTATGGATCGCCCCGATCTTTGTATGTTCCACCATCGCATTTGGAAGATATAAAGGAGAAAATAATTATTACGAAACAGAGAATTATAAAGGAAATGGAACTGCCCACTAAAACGCTAGTCATTTTTGGTGCTACAGGTGATCTGTGTCGCAGAAAGTTAATTCCTGCACTAGAAACTCTTGATAAGAAAGGATTGCTTCCTGATAATTTTAAAATTATCGGAGCAGCACGTAGGGAGAACACCCGTCAGAGTTGGTTAGAAAGTCTTGGCAGATATTATGAAGCAGACTTTTCTCTTAAACTTGACTATCATCGATGTGATTTGAGTGATGTGGATTCGTTGCGTTCGATTCCAGTCTCAGATGACATGACATTCTTTTTATCTGTCCCACCAGACAGATATAGTGACGCAATTCAAAACCTAAAAGCAGCAGGACTGGTAGATGACCCAGACAAAAGTAGAGTCATTATTGAGAAACCTTTTGGGACCGATCTTGAATCTGCTAATCATCTACAATCTGTGGTTGCTGGATGTTTACGCGAGAAACAAGTATATCGCATTGACCATTATCTCGGTAAAGATACTGTTAATAATATCCTTGCCACCCGTTTTAGCAATACTTTATTGGAACCACTTTGGAACAGGAATTACATAGAAGAGGTTCAGATCTTTGCTACTGAAACCATAGGGTGTGAGGGTCGGTCACAGTATTATGATGGGGCAGGTGTCGTCCGCGATATGCTGCAGAATCATATGCTGCAAATCTTGTCTCTTATTGCTATGGATGCACCATGCAGAAATGATGCAAAAGAGATTAGACGTGAGAAGGTTAAGGTTCTGTCTGCTACCAGGTTAGGTCACAAAGTTGTCTTTGGTCAATATGAATCATATAAAAGTGAAGAGGGTGTAGACACATTCTCAGAAACTCCAACTTATGTTGCTGGTGACATCTACATCGATAACTGGAGATGGAAAGGAGTGCCATTCCATTTCATGTCAGGTAAAAAGATGCCTTACACCTGCACAGAAGTTGTTATAAAGTTGAAGGCACCACCTATTGGATTGTTTGATGGTCATGAATTTAATGACCGTATCGTCATGAGATTTCAACCTAATCCTCACCTTGATATTCGTATTGATATGAAGTCCCCTGGATTGGATGATAAGGTGCAGACCGCAACTCTCACGCATCCATATCCTGAGGGTGCAATCGATGGTTATGTAAAACTATTTTATGATTCTCTGAATGGTGATCAGTCTCACTTCGTTCATGCGGAGGAGGTTCTTGAGTCTTGGAGGATTGTTGATGACTTATTATGTGTTGGTGATAAATGTCCTATTAGAACAGCACCATTTATCTACACAGGTGGGTGGGGTCCAACACACAAAACTCAATTCATAACGAAATGGGATTATCCAGTATAGTTCATAAGGTAGCACACGTAGCAGCACTCACACTTAACAACCCAATAGGTATAGGAACACTTAGTTTTCTTTTAGTGTTC